GGTTTTTTTTGCATAAAATAAAAAAGCATTTGACACATAAACAATGGTTAAGTAAAGTTAAGTTATTATGAATAAAAACAAAGCAGAAAAAAGGGGTTTATATGCAAGTATTAAGAATAGATTATCAACATTATTTTCCTGAAGAAATTTTTGATTCATTGGAAGAATTACGATTATGGCTCTGTTCATATCATGACGCAGATTGGAATGGTGTTGATGACAATGACAATGACATAGACATATTTACATTAACACTTGATGAAATTTGTGATTATGGTGAATGGGGTTATAAAATAATTAATAAAAACAAAGCAGAAAAATAAGGGGTGCAACATGATAACATTAAAACAAATAAAAAAAATAGTAAAAGATATTAAAGCAGATGATGAATGGGTAAACGACAGCCATACCAAAGCAGAATATAATGGTATATGTGATGGATTAGATATGCTCGTTGAAGAATTAGAAAGAAATAAGTAATGCAACAAAAAGAAATAACAAAAGAACTTAGATATATTCTTAATGTTGTAGACAGTATGTTATACTGTGAAGATTGGCAAAAACTAGACACATATAAATGTAAAATAAAATTTCTAATTAAACATATAGCGAATGATGAAAGAAGGAAAACAATGAAACTGTATCACAAAAACAAAAGAAAGATAAGTAAATAACAATGATAAACATAATTAAACGATTAGATAAAATTATAGATGATTTAAACTGCATGGATATTGAGCATACTAAAAATGTGGATATATTTGAAATGACAAAAGAGTTATCAGAAATACAAAAAGAATTAACAAAACCTATTGAAATATATAGAAACGATAGGTGGATTTATGATGTTCAACCTAATTTTAATTGGACAATTATAGATGCTGATAAACCTTGTGATACAGAATGAATATGATTAAAACACTAACATTATTTTTTGTAAGTGTATTATCAATACAAATATTATTGTCATGGTTGGTTTTATGAATGATGAATTAAAAAAACTTATAGAAGAATATAATCAAGCATTAGCAAACCAATCAGACAAATGCGAAATAACATTAGCATCTAAAATTACGAGTCTTGGCTATAGAATGGGTTATGATACATTAGAACAAATAATAGAAGATTATGATGAAGAAACTTGATGAAATAGAATTACAGTTAAGAAAAGTTGTTATGAGTTTGGAAAGCAAACATAAACCAATAGTTATTAATGATCTATTACAAGATTTGCATGGTATATTAAATTATATAGAAAATGAAAAAGAATAAGTCTGACAATTTGTTATGTGTGCCGCTTACTTTTGTTATAACTGATAAAGGCACAAAAAGATATGATTATAATGCTATGATTAGTTATTTTTATAATCGTTTAACACTTCTGGGGTATAATGAAGAAAACAAATAAGCAAAGAAGTTTACAATGCGATAGATGTGGCAACCATTTTGATGTTGATAAAGATAATATGTATGCGATAGGCATAAGGCATGGTGTTGTTTGTTTGGATTGTTGGAACAAAACTATGCAAGAAGTATCAGATCAGCAAAATAAAATCGCAAAACCACCGGAAAGACAATTTAATGTGGGTGGCTATGATAATCGTATCTATAAGAGCAACACAGAGAACGAATAGACACCTTTAATGATACAAACTACCTAGAATATTTAACACCTCTTCTAGCAGTTTCATTTGGCTGCCAAAACGATTTTCAAATTTTTCTGGAGAATAATGATAACTTTCATTAGAATTTCTGTGGTGATATGGACAAAGCGGCAAAACAAGATAATGACTTGACCTTTTTCCCATGCCTGTCTGGTTTCTAATATGATGAATTTCAGCAGGGGTATCATAATAACCTAACTTTCTACAAACTATACAGCCAATACTTGCAACCCTATCCATGTGTTTTTGTTCTTTGAGTGTTGGTTTCTTTTTACCCATACTTTTTTCGTTCACTCATAGCAGATATTTGATTGGTTCTCCAAAACTCGAATTTAATCTCTACCATTTTT